TAGGTGCCCGTGAACCGTTAGGTGCCCGTGAACCGTTAGGTGCCCGTGAACCGTTAGGTGCCCGTGAACCTCGAACCGCTAAGAGTTCGGTTAGGTGACCTTTAGGTGCAAATAGGTTCATGATATTCACTACAATGGATTTGTGGAGGAACTTGCCCATTGTTCCACTGATCCAGTTTAGAATGGAGATATTTGATACGATAATCAATTGTTTCGCGGATTGTACTATCCGACCAAATTGGGTATACTGTAGTGGCGAAATTATTCCAATCTTCACATCCCAGAGTGGCGATTGCAATGTGTGCATCGCGGATTACGTTCCACATTGTAACGGTCACTGATGCTCTGGGCAAGTTGGCCAAATTGAGTTCGGCTGCCACTAATTGTTGGATCAATTTGATTCGCATACTAGCCTTACTTTTGGTAGATCCACATTCTTCGTATCCTGCCCAGTTTCCAGATAATAGGGCGCGAATTTCATCTGGATTGACCCCAGTTAAAGTATGGACTTTGCCATCAGTCCCACGAGCGCACTGTAAATTACAATCAAAATAATCGGTTGGGACCAAACCACGAATGTGTCGAGTATTAGCACCCACAACCATTACTCGATTAATTAGCAACTCTGCGACGTGGTCATATGGGTGTCTGCGACCCGAATGAGTTTTCCAATAACCCATTGAATAAGTACATCCAATATAAGAAGGAGCCACCACCACATCCAGTATGGCATCATCGGATGCCATGACTGGGTCCGAGGGTGACCAGAAATCTGTAGTGATTTGACGCAAACGGACGAGATCCATTAATTTATAACTTTCAATGCTAGTTCCGTCAATTGTGATGGTTGTTTGTAGAGTGGTCCCTGGTTCGGAAATGGGTGGACACACGATGTCCCCATTGATTAACACTTCTTCACTGATTGGGGTTTTGGTTAATGGATCCAGTTGTTGATCAGTGACCACAACACATGGTCGATTAATCTGATTGATTGTCACTGGGTCAGTGACCGAGGTGGAATCATAGTTTCCACATGCTCCTAGAGTATTTGGTTGAGGTTCGACAACATATGGATCCATAACGTAGAAGGGGATAACTTGTGCCAGACCGAGGCATGGGTCGTAAGTGTTAAGACACATAGGATCATCATTCGAGGTTTTGACCCGCGCTACAACTAAATTGTCAATCATATTGGTGGTGGTCCTTGGCCAGATTAATTCAGCCATAATTTCGAACGGTACATCCAAATGATGACCCGTATATAACCATTGCCCAACAAAAATCTCATTTGACTGACTGTGAACTAAATCTGGATGATGGATGGTCACCATCACAGAGGTAATGTATGTATTCGCCATTGGATTATCGATACTAATTGATCCAGTTACTTGTAGATTTTGAGTCTGATAGGTGGACCAATAGGTAATCTTTTGAATCGCTGTCGAAACGCCATCACTGCCTGAAATCGTGACACTCGCTGGGGAGATATCCTTAACGACGTTCCACTGATAGGTCGCAATGTCGTCGATGGTCTTGAGTTGGGTCTTAACCACTACTTGTGGAATGATACAGACACTAACATGACTGATTTGGGCAATTCCACCTGAAACATCGGGTGGGTGGATGGATCGACCCAATCCGTCCATTGAGGTAGTTTGTGGCCAAATCCAGTATAGACTTTCATTGGTTCCACCCTTGACGATGATCAACCCGATTGGGATAGTTGATTGCCATGCGGTGATGTACTGACCAGTAGGATTGGTCTTGACACTGAATGTTAGACCATTTGGGAGTACAGTGGAAGACCACTCGTTGGAAGAGACAGGATCAATTTTGATTAATACCGTTCCAGATGGGCAAATATTTTTACCGATGTTATTTCTCATTTCACGATTTCCAATCAGGGTGACTGAACTGGTAGTTAACTGGGTACATATGTCAGCGGATGCTAAAATCGGAACTAAACAAATCGCAAAAAAAAGGGATCTGGAGATAGGGGATCGCATTTTGTATATTATATATATCTATAAACAAGTAAAATAATTTATTTTGAAAATCGTAGAATATTTTAAATCTGTATATAACATATAATTATCAAATGAATCCCACATCTTCATCCAAAAAAGATTCTTATCAGCGTTATGTGGGCCAAGAGGGTCACATAATTAAGAATTGTGCTTCTTTTGACGAACAAAACATTGCTCACACATTATGCAAGATGACTGTTAAAACGGTTCAGAAATCACCATCTGATGTAATCGACAATTACCTTACTCTTGATGAACCTACATCAGATCAGATTGTCTCGTGTCAGAATATTGCTCCCAGTTATTATCCAGATCTAACCGCTCCAATGATTGGGAAAATGCCTGTTTATGCAGTTCGCAATTGTGAGTACAATATCCCAGAGATTATTCTGACTAATAAACAGCAAATGATGGATCGGAAATTTAATTGTGCTCAACCACAATGGTACCCAAAGTGTATTTAGACATACAAAAAAGAAATCTCTCGTCCACGGTTCAATTAAAGAATTTGGCGACGAAGAAGAATTTTACACGATATTATCTTGTTGCATTGATCGTTTAATTTTTAGACATTTTAACACACAAAAGTGATAACATTATCAAATTTATCGACCGACACTTCAAATTTATCAATATCCATACGCATCTACAATTTCAGAAATCAATTCATATTCTCTAGAATTGTCGAACGGTGGATAAATTTCATTATATTGTTTTAGTTGCGACAATATCATTTTTACAAAGGAAACATATCAAAGCATTGAAGCAATAATTTGTAACAGAATGTCTGAGTAATGTATTTTCATAGAAACTTTTGATAATTCAAATTTTAGAGAGGTCCCCAATTGATCATTAATTGTGGTATTTCAGCATAATCCAAGATGTCCGAAAGAATGCACACATCTTTGGGTAACCCCGAAAAGAGAATCTGATCACAATCAGATTCCGATTGGACTGTTGTTTGTTGATCGATCGACATCTTTCGTCGCGCTTCGATTGTACTGGTCAAGAATTGTGTACCAACTAATCCAATCTGATTAGAAATCAGATTGAGTGTCGTTAAACGGTGATTGGTTAGTAGAGTAGTAGCCAAGGCTTGTGCACCAACATCAGCGATTTGATTACCATTAAGACTTAGTGAGGTCAGGCTATGATTAGTTAGTAGAGTGGTGGACAATGCTTGGGCACCAACATCATCAATTTGATTACCATTGAGACTCAATGAGGTCAGGGTGTGATTGGTTTGTAGAGCGGTTGACAAGACTTGTGCGCCGACTGAACCTAGTTGATTATCATCGAGATTAAGTAAGGTCAGACTTTGATTAGTTTGTAATGTGGTCGCCATTGCTTGTACATTAACTGGTCCAATTTGGTTATCACCCAGATTGAGTGAGGTCAAACTACGATTAACTAGTAGAGTGGCGGACAAGGCTCGAATACCATCTCTACCAATTAGGTTATGATCGAGATTGAGTATAGTTAGACTGTGATTGGTCAATAGAGCGTTGGCCAAGGCTTGCGTGCCATTTGATCTTGTTTGATTATTATGGAAATTGAGTGAGGTCAAACTGCAATTGGTTTGTAGAGCAGTAGCCAACGCATGTACACCAATTGGTCCAATTTGATTATGACTGAGATCGAGTATGGTTAAGTTATGATTGGTTACTAAAGCGGTAGCCAATGCTTGTGCACCAACTGATCCAATCCGATTACCAGAAAGACCCAGTGTAGTCAGACGGTGATTGGTTAGTAAAACATTGGCTAAGGCTTGTGAACCAACTGATCCAATCTGGTTATAATTGAGATTGAGTGAGGTTAGCGTATGATTGGTTTGTAAAGCGGTGGCCAAGGCTTGGCCACCAACATCATCAATCCTGCTGAGAGAGAGATCGAGCGAAATCATGGTTTGTAGAGAGGTGGCTAGGACTTGAGCATCGACTGGTCCAATTCGTTCCCACCCGAGATCCAATGTAATAGGGTTGCCAAAAAGGCAATCCATTTAGATATCAATATATGTATATATGATCAAAGTATCCGTTCAATTTTTAATAACCAACTATTACTATCGTATTGGATGGTTCACATCATTTATATACCAAGTGGTGGTGAAGCACAATACTTTCTCAGACTTTCAAATAATCGAGACAATTTGTCATCACGACAAATATTTTGGCATATACTGTCTTTCGTATTGTTAAAAATGTAATCCGCGTATTTCATGGTTGGATAAATGAAATCTTCATATCCTGGTTTAACTGTTTCAAACCATTGTTTGATGACTCCTTCAACACTTCTCCCACGTTCTTTGATGTCACGCAAAATACGTCTGGCCAAACAAGCATCAAGGTCAGTATGAACGAAGATTTTGGTGTTGATAAGATGACGCAATGTTTCGTCATTATACAACATGATTCCCTCCACAACCACAAAATCAACTGCTGGATCATATGTGTGAACATTAGGAATACTACAGTGATGAACATAATCATACTCTGGAAGACTGACAACCTTATTACCACTAATGGCCGTAATTAGTGGTTGAAAGTCAAATGCCGAGGGCGTATCATAATTGTAATCAGTGACATTGGCAGGTTTTGTTTTGTAAAACCAATCACCAGATAGAAATCCCACCTTATATCCATCATTAACTAATTTTTCCACAAATTTAGTCATGAAAGTAGTTTTGCCACTGCTTGACTGACCACAGATACCAATGATGTGTACCATCTTGTGCGTATTATATGTAGAGATATAATTCTAAATAAGTACAATCAATTTTTTTGGGACTACCGTCCCCACCGACCAACTAACCAATTTTTTCCGCATCATACAACTCGAATACATGACACATGTATTTTATATTTCAATATGAGACCATTTTCTTCCAGTTTTGATATTACTGATAGTAACATTTGATACATGATACTAATCGGCGATCTCTTGTTGGATCATATTGGGTCTATCTCTTAATAATGTCTTGATTTCTTTAACTTGTTCAACAGACAATTTTCGGGACTTACTGTTTTTGATTGAATCAAGTCCATTTTAGCGATACGTTCCATACTCTAAATGTTCCGGATTACAATAGCGAGGAATATCACACAAATGACGTACAATTTGTTGTTATCAATGCGTTTCTTGCCATGTTTGGCTTCACTTGCCAAGATATGGGTGCGGTAACCAATTCCTTTGAACCCAATGAGTCCATAACCATCTTTATCGATCTGTCCTTGATATAGATGACAAGGAGTGGATAACGTCGACTGAATCTAAACTTTTATTTCTTAATTTTGTTAGAGCCTCAACCCAATCGTCTTGAGTGAATTCTCTATCTTTGTTTATCTTTCTTCTCTCATTGGATATTTTTCTTCGATCGGAATTATCTATAACATGTCCATCCTTGTCTGGCACATGACACCATGTTTTACCACGGTCAATATCGGCAACAATATATGCTGACACTCCAAATTTATTGGCACGTTCACTTCGTGACCCATCTCCTTTAGATTGTTTGATTTGTCTAGCTTGTTCTTCTGTAATTTTGTGATGAAAACACCTCTCACCTTCCTGTAAGGTTTGATCTCGGATCTTATCTTCATAATTGTTGGTGGATCGTGTTTTTAAACTCAAGTGTGTGGGTTCAATACATGATTTATCACAACCATACTCATGACAGACTTAAACAATCTCACAATTCTCATTGACATTAGGTATATCTTCAACGAAGATATTATGAGAAACCGCATATGACAACATATGGGCTGATACATTTTTGTTAAGGATACTTAAACGACCATATCCTCCACTATCCGTAAAACCAGTGAATTGTAAACATGGTTTTGGATAATTTTCATTTGGTTTAGTAATTGTTCATCCATATAAACGATCATGTAGTTCTTGACTTTTGTAATACTCAACTTTTCTGTCATGTTCCAGAGATCCGTTTGCGTCTACATTTGCATCATTTTTATGATATTTTCTATGTTTATAACAATACAAACCTTAATAAGGTTTAACTTGGCATCTTTTTCCCGCATTTTGTCCTATAATATAAATATATTGGCATTCTCTTACAGACATTTTATATGTCCATATAAAATTCTCAATAAAAACAATCAATTTTGGTCAAATTTGAAAAGATTTTAAGACATCGAATGCATGACACATGTATGTCATGCAATTTGTGAACTCGTAATTATCATTCAATGAAATTCACATTTCTTAATTTTAGGGCGATCTGATGGACAGGTTATTCTCTTTATCTGATACTTATAACAAGCATTATTTTGATCTATGTATGTGACTTTACCTGCATCAAATGGAGCGGGATACTTGGGTTGTGGTCACTTATGTGGTGGCAAGACGAGTTATACTCGTAAATTTGTTGAGAAACTGACTAATGAGGGATATCGAATTTGCTTCATCTCAACTGACTGGTTTTACATGACTTCGCCCAAGGATGATACTCCTTCGGCATTCGATTTCCAACCGTTGATCACATCAATTACCAATCGATAGTCAGTTATGTTGCATGGATATGACTATGTCAACCATCGTAGTTGTCATGAATGTCATCAGTATGACCCAAATGTTGATTTTATAATCATTGAAGGGATTATGCTTTACAACGACGAGCCACTTCGTTGACTAATCGATACTAAAATATTCATTCATACGGATCTTGATGCTTGTTTGGCACGTCGGATTTTGCGCGACATGGTTGAACTGGGGCGAACCGTTCAAAGCGTAATTACTCAATAGTTTGTATCGGTCAAACCAGGCTACAAAGAGTTCATTTATCCAACCATGAAGTATACCGATTACATCTTCAATAACACACAGGAAAGTATTGAACGTAACATTGGACAAGATGACCCGTTTATTTGGGAAATTAAAGGGATGTTGTGCATCACCAATTCATTTGAATTCATAGTGTTTGATTTTTGATTGATCTTGGGGACAATCGACTTTTTTGATTTGATATTTGTAACAAACATCATTTTGATCGATGTAGGTAACTTTACCCGCATTAAATGGTGTTGGATATTTAACCACGATTTGGGGTTGAGGTGTCGTGAGATAAGTGTAAAACAGACCGACACACAAAGCGATCAAAAAATAAAATGGATCAATATGGTCAAGAAGGAACATAATGTATACTATATTATTAGATTTAATTTTTGAAAGCGATCGTCCTAAACCTCCACAAATAACTGGCAACGGTAGTAATTGGCACCTGCTCAGTCACTGCAATAATCTCTGTGTTGTGATCTTTCTTCTGACTAGTTAAAAAGATTCTGATTGGAACGTATTCCAGTTCAATTTGATTATCATCTAATAATTTGACTAATTGAGCAATATGTTCCAAATGGGTGCCAATGATAGCGAACATCGGTTTCTTTGTAGATTCGGCTTCTTTTAGGACTTTTTCGTGAATTGACTGGATCGCCACTTGTTGTGGTTTGGCGACGATCTTCGATGGTTTGGCAACTGCTGGTGGTGGTTTGGCAACTGCTGGTGGTGGTTTGGCAACTGCTGGTGGTGGTTTGGCAAC